GCCACGCTGATCTTCCAGTTGCCGCCCAGCAGCCGCTCGCGCTCGACCAACGGCAGCGCCATTAGGTTGGCGAGGTAGCCCGGGTCCTTCGACATCAGCACCTGGTTGTCCTGTAGCCGGCTGAAGATGAACGTGAAGCTCTTGGCCGGCGTCTCCGGGTGCTTCTTAGCCGCCTCCGCCTGGCTCGCGTACCACCGTATTCCGTCGCCTATCCGGACGAACCACCGCACCACGCCGCTCCGCTCCGGTATCGCGTAGCCCGTGTGCGGGTCCCACCACCACTGGATCAGGTCAGCCAGCCAGCCCGGCTGCGGGTTGCACGTCGCCCGGATGTACGGCTTCACGCCGCACGTCGAGCGGTTGCGGCTGAACATATACCAGAACTGCTTGGCCGTGAAGCTCTCCAGCTGGTCGAACCCGATGAACGGTATCTGGCTGCCGTCAAAGTTGCGGTAGTCCTCCTCGTTCTCCATCGACCGGAACACCATCGTCGCCCCGCTCGGGAACTGCCACCGCAGCGCACCCTTGGTCGCCGTCGCCCCGGTAAACGGGTAGATCCGGTCGCTCTCGTCCCACAAACCGCCTTCGACCGTGATCTGCGGGTAGGTGCGCCGGAAGATGACCCCGCCGAAATTCTGGTTGCTGATGTGGTAGAGCGGCTCGTAGAGCAGCGTCCACGTCTTGCCGCCACCCGCCGCCCCGCCGAACACTACGACGTCCGCCGCGCTCTTGAGCGCCTGCACCTGCTTCGGCTGCGGCTCGAACCGGACTTCGTTGGCAGCGGCGGCGCTCACGCCTTGTCCTTCTCTGGTAGCCCGAGCTGCTTGTGGCCGTTCGCTCCGTTGGTTGCCGGCGCGTCAATGATCTGGTGCGGGTCGTCCTTGGAAGGCTGCACGAACACCACCGTCGGTGCGATGACTGTCGTTCCCGGGTTGAGCGCCGTGCCGTCCGGGTTGCTGATGGTCTGGTCAGTCCGGTCGCGCCACTTGTCGCTGGCCCGGTTCTTGAGCCAAAACGTGGCGGCAGCGGTGTCCGGGGCGTACTGCTCGGTATAGGGGACTTTGACGACCTTCCCGTCGATGACAAGTATCTTGACTGCCTTGTGCTTGTAGCCGAGCGCCCGCTCGAACAGCGACTTCTCAACGGCGTTGTCCTTTTGCGCCCTGGCTGCTGTCAAAGCGCAAAATAATTGTTTCTTGGACGACTTCCAGTTCCTAAGCGTCTGGGTTGTAACCCCAAGCGCGGCAGCTAGTTGCGTGTCTGTTGCGCCAAGCTTGCCGGCGAGGACTGCGAACTTTACGGGGTCGATGTTTCCCCACTTGGACTTTGGGCCGCGCTTGCGCCCCTTGTAGCGCCGCTTCGGCTTGCCCGCCCCGTTGCCCGGCTTCGGCTGCCCGTTGCTGTCCTGGAGTTGGATGGCCGATTCTGCTTTCATGATATGCTAACGGGTTTGAGCAGAAGAATTGTTCCCCAGCCCCAGCACGCCCTGCGACATTCGGCGCGCTGCGGTCTGGCAGTATTCGAGTTCGAGTTCGATTCCGATACACGGCACGCCGAGGTCTTTGGCGGCGCGGAGCGTTGTCCCGCTGCCCATGTATGGGTCGCAGATGAGTTTCGGTTTTGCCTTTTGGATACACCACCGCATCAGCCCTTCCGGCTTTTGCGTCGGATGTTCGATTGGTTCGCTGCGGATGCAGCCCTGTGAGGTTTCGGCGTAGATATAGACGCCGTGGCCTTTATTCCACCACGCCAGTTCCGCGTCAGCCAGAAAGGCCGTGCCGTTCTTGTGGCGTTTATCCCACACCAGCCAGCTTCCGGTCGTCAGCTTGTTGCAGTAGCAGTTCGCGCCCCACAGGATTAGCGTCGGGTGTCCGTTCAGCCACGTCGGATCGAACGGTTCAGCGTCCCCATTCACGGCCTTGTGTTTCTTGCGCTCGACATTGAAGCCGGACGTGAAGCGCGTGTAGTCGGTATTCCAGTCCACGCCGTATGGCGGGTCAGTGATTATGGCGTCCACATCCTTGAGCAGCGGCAGGATTTTCCGGCAGTCTCCGTGATAGATTGTTATCAGTTCGTCTTGGTAGAAAGGCTGGGGAACAAGACGCTGCACCGAATGCGCGTTGGCGCGTTCAGCGAGTTCGGATGTTGATTGGTCGCGCATCGGTGAGCTATTCGTTATGCCTCTTGAACACCGTCACCACGCGGAAGCGATGGTTGGTGCTTTTGACCATCCCAATGACAGCCTCGATTGCGAATTGGTCTTTGCGGAACATCGGCAGCACTTGATCTAGCCAGACGACGTGACAACCGGGAGTGAGTCGCGCACCGAGCGCCGCCATCACGACGTTGCGCTTCACCATTGTTGTCCCGTAGTGCTCGCAGTCCTCGACGCTGTACGGCGGGTCGGCCATCACGAGGTCGTAGCTTTCCAGCGGCACTCTTTCTAGCGTGTGGGCATCGTCGAGGAAGTCAGGCGTCATGTTTGGGTTACTGTCCACGGTATGGCCTGGCATCGTCAGTGTGTCGACCTTGCCGCTAAACAGATGGAGCACGCGGGACTTATCTGGGAACAGCGCCTTGACGCGCCGGAGGTAGCCAGCCGGGTATCCGCCGTAGTATTCGGACTTCACCCGATAGTCGTTGCCCATGATCCATGTCCCAACGATGCGCCCGTCACCGCCGACAAATAGAGATTCAGGGAAGCCAGTGACGCGGTGATAGTTTGCCACGCGCTCGGAAAGAGGCATAACCCGACAGTGCAGCGAATCACGCCCCGCACTGCGCTCAAGAGTTGTTGGAAATTCGTTCATCACATTTACGCGCCACGCTCGCTGTCGGCGCTCGGCGGAGTTTCTTGTTTTTACTACTCATTGTTTCTGTTTGTCCTGAATAAGGGTAACCAGGTGAAACCATGCTAAACAAATTAAGAAATTTGTGAACGCAAAGTGTCTGTCTGGGTTGTGTAAAAACACTCCTGCCACGTATAGCAGTCCCCATAGATTCATGAACAAAGCAATGAACGATTTCATGTCATGGCTTCTGGGTGGCCAGCCACGCCTTGATCTCGCGGACGCTCAGGGCGCGCATGTCCTCCGCCATGGACAGGGCGGCTAGCGAGTCGCGTAGCCGCATGACGTTGAGCGCCTGGGCGTCGGCCCTCATGCTCTCCTTGATGGCCACGGCGCGCCACTCGGATACGTCGCCGGTGTCTAGGCCTTCGTGCACGTCGTTGATCAGCCAGTTGACGCGCTCCTCGGTGATGCGCGCCACCAGTGGCTTGCGCTTGGGTTTCTTAGCGGCAGCCCTGGCTTTGCGCTGGCGCTCGGCGTTCTTGGCGTTGCAGGATTCGCAGCACTTCGAGTAGCCTCCAACGCCGCCGTAAAGCTGGCATGGTTCGCCGCACTTGCATAGGTGGATTTTGGTCATGTTTTCATGTTCCTTCCGCAGATTTTGCACTCGTAGAATCTTGCAATGGTTACCGGCCTTTTAAGGGTCCGACCGTCGCGAGCGGTTAACCGCCGCGCTGTTCCGACCTGGACCTTGACGCACTCGTGCTTGCGGCTTTCCGCTGGCGATTTAACTGCCACCGCCTTGCTCTAGCCAATAGCTGCTTGACGGAACAATCAACCGTGAGTTTTGGCGTCTTTGCTTTGCTCATATCGGTCCTTGTATCCGGGTCGAGCGGCACTTGCGCCCCACGGTCTCGTAGCCCTTGCGGTCGCCGTTCGGAACCACCTCGCGATAGTCGTCCTCCTGCGTCTTGCACTGGAGCGCCCGCAGCACCGCCCGGGCGTCCCGCTGCCAGAACTGGGGCTTCTCGCGCTTGAGCCGATCAATCTCGGCCAGCAGCTCCTGCTTGGTGCGGTCTGGTTTCATGCCGGCTGGGAGTAGTCCTTGCACTGTTCGCGGCACGCGTCGCAGCAGTTGCACGTGAACCGGGCGTTGTCCGGCTCGCGGACGCACGGCTTTAGCGTCCCCGCTGGCGACCCGCAGCCGCACCGCTCGACGGCGTTCTTGACGGCTGCGAACTCGGCTTCCCGCTGCTGGTCCGCCCGTGCGAAGGCTTCGTATTCGGCCCAGTAGTCCGGCCACGTTGTCTTGATCTTCTGGAGGTTGACGGAGTCGGCTATGAAGCCCGCTTCGGCCAGCGCCTTGACGAACCCGCCGCCGTGCCGTTTCATTGCGTGCAGGACTTGGACGTCTTCGACTTGGTTGTCGGCTGCCACGGCTTTAATTAAAGCGCCCTTGTTCACTTTTGCAAAGCTTTTTATTTGCGTTTTGTCTTGCTCCCCGGCTTCCGACCGAGCGTGTGCGCCGGCACGGGCTTCGGCAGCAGCGGCAGCGACAGGAGCGTCACCTCAGCTTCCTTTGTGACCGGGATGTCGCCACGCTCCCGCTTGTTGATCGTCATCGGGTGGACGCCTAGCAACGGCGCCACCTGCTGCACGGTGCCCCGGGCCAGCCGGGCCTTCCTATACTGTCTCGCTGTCATGTTTCCTTTCGTCTTGTTCGAGTTTTTTGAATGCGACTTGTCCGTCCGTCATCTTCCACTGCCTGGCCGAGAGTTCGTTGTTGAGCCTCTTTGCCACCTCGCGCCACTGGTCGCCGCGAGCCCGTAGATCGCGCTGCTTGTCCAGCAGCCTGCCTATCTGGTCCGCCATCGCGTCGCCCTGCTTCCAGTAGTCAGCCAGGGCTTGTTCGTAGGTCTCGCTCACGGCAGTACCTCCTGGTGCCGCCACGTCCCGGATTCCTTCCAGACTAGGATCCACCGCACTTCCGGGTAGAGTGATGCTGCCACCTTGAGGTTCTCGAACCCGCCCCGGAACGAGTGCGGCCCTTTGACCTCGTAACACGTTAGCTCGCTCGGCTTCTGTGTCCATCCGGCAAACAACACGAAGTCCGGCTTGTACCAGAT